ACAGGATTGGTCCGCAATGCCGAGTTGCAAGATCAGCTAAACGTCGACAGATATGTCGATGCGCTTCACGGCGTGCACATTCAGACTGTGTATTTGGCCTACCATCACCTAATGTCGGAGGAGCGGCATAAGGAGACGGTTTTCTAGAGGACGGTGATCGTTTGGTGCTCTACGGATATTACATCGATGAAATTGATTTGGCTAAGAAAGATCCGGCTGTTGCAGCTGTTGCCATTCCTTATATCGACCCGAAAGTTCGGTTTGAAGTGATTTCCGCTAAGCGTGGGCGACGTCAAGTAGTTGCAGTGAGTCTTGGTGCACATGCCTTTGGGGCGTGCTACCCTCATCCTGTTATGAACGACGCCTATTCAACGATTGCCGGGGCAGCGACGCGTTTAGCGCTGCTCAAACCCCCGTTTGACCGCTCCCTCGAAGCAAGTCTAACAAAATTTGTCCATGATTGGTGTGATTATTACGTGAGGCCTCTTCCGTTTGACACCGACCTAACTGTAGAATCATGGCTACCTAAGACTGCATATAGTGCTCTCAGACAGGCTCAGTTGCTTGCCACCCACTATGCAGAGCGGCCGAAGCGTTGGCGCGCCTGTAAGTCATTCATCAAAGACGAGTTCTACGTGGAACCTAAAACGCCACGTACCATAAATTCTCGCTCTGATTGGTTCAAAACAATGGTCGGTCCGATCTTTCATGCGATCGGTGAGGCGGTTTTCTCGCTCCCGTGTTTTATTAAACACGTTCCTATTGAAGAACGTGTGAACCATATCATTGAGGTTATTAGCATGTTAGGTGCTGAAATCGATGAAACTGACTTCTCCAGCTTCGAGGCTCATTTTAAAAAGCTTATTTTGAGCCTGATACCACACGCCGTGTATCGCCGTTACCTCATTAACCTATTGTCACGAATGTGTGTCAAGCTCTTCCTTGAATTTATGGAGGATGTCATAGAGGGGCCGCAGAAACTTTATTTTGCGAAGGTTATTATTGATCTCGTTGAAGCCGAGATGTCTGGGGAGATGTCGACGTCGTTGACTAATTCGATCACCAATTTGATTCTTTACTGCTGGCTGTTATCACGTAAGTGTGGCCGGAATGTGTGGGAAAACAAGGGTATATTCGAAGGTGACGACGGCATAAATGCACGTAGGCCTGAACATAGGTTGTCTTCGGACGATTTTAAGCAGGTCGGTTTCGAGTGCAAAATGAAGACCTCGACAGACATTTCTGGCACGGATTTCTGTTCTCTCATCTTTGATGAGATGGAGCGAATTCCTGTAACAGATGTTGTGAAGGTGTACATCAAGTTTGGTTGGGGTACCGGGCAGTTCATTTGTGGTAACACAATGAAGTGCCTAGAACTCTTGAGAGCCAAATCTTTTTCCATTCTGTACCAGTATCCTGGTTGCCCTGTTCTCTACGAATTAGCTCGTTACGGACTGCGCGTGACTAAGTGGATAAGCATGGAGCGGTTCTTCAAACGAGCCCACGGTAACAGACGTGATATGGAAATGTTTCAACGAGCCTACGCCAAGCGCTTTGAACTGGAAAAGTTACAGTTCGTCGAATGTCCTCGCACACGCGAGTTGATTTCGAGGCGCTTTGGCCTCAGTGTTGCTGAGCAGTTGGCTGCAGAGTCGTATTTGCGTGGTTTGAACACGTTGCAGCCTTTGAACGCGATTCATTCGCACCACTTTCCTCGCTCGACTGTTGAAGCGTGGTTTGAGTGGGTGCGTGGCGTTTCTCGCGTTCAGCTGGTAGCTGGCCTACACCAAGATTTGCCAATCAAGAGCCGTTATGACAACTTCGGGAAGGAGTGGTGGTCAAGGCATGGCAATCAGGTCAGAAGTGGTCAAATGCGTGGCCAATCAATCTTCTCAACCGGCAACAGTGGTTAGTTGCTGAGTATTAGTAAGGGGGTGGCCGTTGTGGCTGTTAACTTCTCTTCCCTTTTCGGTGGGAATTAGTTGGTTCAACCAATGAATACAAAAAGAGATCGGCAGTTTTACGCACGGTTTGTATAGAAACACCCGACGTGGGTCGCGCCCGTCCTACCCCAGCAATTTTTAGTCCTTCGTCCTACCTCGACAGATCAGCTTAAGTCCGCTCCAGAATCAGGAGAACGCTACGGATGTATGCAGCTAGTTAAATGGTCACGAGATGCACAAGGCGACCCGGAAGTCCCGGGTTATATAAATCGAAACTCGGGAATCCAATATCCTAGAATCAATAGTGCAAGAGATCCGAACTAATGTAAATCGGTGCTTTAATGCGTCTTCAAGAAAGAAGCCTAAGACGGCAAGCGTTGTCTATGAGTCTCTACTACTAACTATCCAAAACTGGGAAATGACTTCGCCAGTGCTAAATTGACACGAGTTCTCCGGTCATAAATGCCTAACGACTGCACGGATAGAGTCCCCACATGAGGGTGGGCTAACAGTGTGAGGTACAGTCTCTGTTTCTTGGTTTCAGGGCACATGGTCAAATCAAGAACCCGTAATCGTGCAAAGGGTGCACGCCGTGGTCGACGGACAACGCCCAAGAACGTTCAGATGAAGAACCAAAAATCATCCAAGGCGCGTGCGGCGCCTATGCGACAAGGTGTCGCTCTCGGTCGTACGACTAAACGTCGTGCCACACGCATGTACCAAGAAGGTGATGCGTTTGTGGTTGAGCATGATGAATATGTTGCCGACATTTTCACTGACTCACAGAATGACTTTGCGTACGAGATCTACAACCTCAATCCCGGCGATCCAGCTACCTTTCCCTGGCTGTCAAATATCGCCGTGCGTTATGAAGAGTATGAGGCCGAGGAACTCACACCGCACTATGAAACTGCAGCACCGACTACCGCCAGTGGTAAGGTCATTCTTGCGATTGACTTTGATCCTGGTGACAGTACTGACGCTGGCACGAAGCAAGAGCTACTAAACGATGATCGCACGAAGAGTGGTCCTGTTTGGCAATCATTTGACCAGACGGTTGACCGTCCTAAACTCCGAAAGCGTCTCTTTGTTCGAAACATTGATGATGGCGCCGATGGCTCTTTGACTGGAGCATTGTTGCGCCAACAGGACATTGGTCACTTGTTTGTGGCCACTACGTCCTGCTCGCTCGGTGGCTCGGCAATGCTTGGTGAATTGTGGATCCGTTCGAAGATTCGCTTTTACACCCCTGTGCTGCACAGTGGTCTCACTGTGCTTTCGTCAACTGGTACGTTCGGTGGATACACCGTTGTGACTCCGATCACGGATGCTCTTCAGGGTCTTTTCCTTGGAGCTGATGTCTCAGACAATTTTGCTGTTGGCAATTTCCCGTCGGGTGTTGCCATCAGCACTCCTGACGTCGTCGCCGGTGTTCTGCCGGCACTCGGCTGGGTTTTTGCAAACTCGCTCAGTGCCGTTCCCAATCAAACAACCTTGATTAAGTTTCTTCGAGATTGGGCCGGCACCATTCAGCTTGAGGTTTCAGAGACAAGTGGAAGCACTTCTCTGCCTGCCTTTGGTAGCTTGGTTGCTGGAACGGTTTGTGAGTTGGGCCGTGCTGCGGGCAGCATCTCGCCTGGTCCTTCTTACACAAATCAAGCTCAAGTTGAGGCGAGTGGCAACGTTGTTTCGACAACCATTGCTGGTCTTGTCACTGGTGTGGCGCGCGCCACAATTGTGGTTGCTGCGATGGCTGGAATGGGACTTGCTCTCACAGTTCCCGGCTTCACCCCCAATGGCTCGATGTTGCGCTCGATCAAGTTCTTTCCTTCTCCTATGAGCTTGACTGCCTTCAAACGTCAATTGAATGCGAAGATTACCGGAATTCCACTTCCGGTTGGTCGACCGAAGTTCACTCGTGCGGTCCCGAAGACCTATTCGCATGACGATGATGGCCCCACCACAAAGTGAGTCTGTGGTGGTTTCTTAAGTATTAAACTGCATATCCCGCTATGAACTGCAGTACTTGTAACAGCTGGCGCTCTATTCTCTTGTATGCGAGACACAAGAGGGGCCGACACCAATTCCGCTACTGCGAACACGAACTCTAATGGGAGTGCTCCGTTTTTGATTGAACGTTATCAGGAGATTGGGGTGGAGGCAACCTTGAAATACCGCTCTTGAGTTCTCTGGCATCTAACCGCGGCCCGTTACCCGGGTCCGGGACCCTGCATGGCGGGTAGTTTGACTGGGGCGGTCGC